CAAGCCCATAACCTAAGTCGTTAACTTGTGTAAAGTCGTTACCTAGCTGAGATCTGTTACCCGCTGTTTGAAGTGTTATAGCATAGCCGCCGCCTGGTATAGGTAGTTCAACTTCATCCCAACCTATGTTAATATCTGGGTTTGCGTCACTTACTGGTCCAGAAGTTGAGTCAAGTATTAATCTTGCTGTTGGAGCAAGTAATGCACCACCGTCATTGTAATCAGTAACATCGTTTACCTGATATCTAATACCATTAATATAAAATGGGCAAGGTGTTTGCGGCTTTCTAATAGACAAACCGCTTCCTGGGTCTGCTGTAACTAATAGCTCAAATCCGTTAGCTTCAACACTTGTAACTTTAACTGGAGTGTTAGCACAGAACGCATCAACTAGCATCCCGCCTCTAAATGCTTGTCTATTAAGTGATTGCGAGAAACTTGACCCTGTTTGAATATATGGTGATTTAGTAAGAATTTGTCCTTCTGGATCTAGCACACACATAAATCCGCCATGACCTTGAACAGTCATATTACGTAGGATAGTAGCATCATTCATTAAGAAAGCATCTAGTGCTGTTGATCGTTTTGCTGGGTTCCAGTCATTGTTTGGACTTTCGTCGTTACCCCATTTAATCAATTCAACAATATCATACACTAAGTTACCATTGCCAGCGACATCTGCACCACCTGTCAAGTTTGTATTGATGTATTGAGTTGGATGATCTGAACCTTTAAAAGCTGCATAAAGTATGTTATTGTAAGCATTGTTTATAATTACATTTTGTATAACATCAGCCGCTGATATAATACTTTGGTATCTTGGGGTTGCCTCATTTGTATAATTTAACCCATCGAAGAAAATACTACCTTGGATATGTAATGTATTAATGCTACCACCTGCTCTTAAATCAGCAGCAATAGCGTCACATAAACTTCCTATTGTTCTTCTATATCTGTCTCTAGCCTGATCGTCCCATACAACACCTGCATATCCTGTATATCCTGGTTGTCCTTGGTTACTTTGATCTTTTGAAAAATCAAGGAATGCAATAACTTCTGCAATTACAAATTCTTTGTTCTTTTCAATTAAAACAGCTGCATCTACATACTGTCCTGGATTTGTAATAGCAAGGTTGCCGCCATTGTCTACGTTTTTTGGTAAATTGGGGTTGTATAGATAATGTCTACCAAAATATCCATCTGTTTCTCCTGTAAGCGGATTAATATATGCTTCACCGTCTACTGGTAAGTTAGGATCTGCTACACCTGTGACACTATCACTGTCACCTGTTAAGCCGTCAAATTCTTTATCTCTATAAAAATATGTTCCAGACCATGGTGATTGAGAAACTTCATCTTTTGGACGAATAATAACTCGTCTAAATTCATCACCAACTAGTGATACGTTTGCAGGAACTCTAATTGGATAGTCTTCAAAATACTGTCCTGTTTCTATTCTAATAGTGATTTGTCTATTGTTAACAATGTTGCCCATTTCCAGTTTTTCACCTATTGTGAATTCTACTGGTGTAAGCAATTCTAGTTCTGCTAAATCGTCAGTAGATCCTGGATTGTTAATGTTATCATCGCCTGTAAAATATCTAATAATTTTACCAATAGCCCCAGATGTCTTACCTCTAATAACTTTACCTACTCGTAGATCTCTGTTTTGTGGATCGCCTTGGTCAACTTTACCTTGGCTTATTCCGTTAACACTGTTACTAAAAAATAGTTCGTATCTGTTACCGGTCTGCGGAGTCTCTGCAGAGAACACACCATTCAAAACAATATCTCTTTGTATTGCCATATTACCTGATATGCCAGTTACTGAAGCTGCGTCATCGCTGTCTGGCTGGTTAGAACCAAATGTAATCAATTCTTGTGTGTAAATTGTTTGCGAAGGAGTTACAGGTGTATTTGTAATAATACTTGCTGTAATAGTCCTTGCTTGCTCTAATAAATGTGCATAAACAGTTTTTAGTAGACCATTTTGTGACCTACCATATTCGTCATTATAAAACTCTACACCAACCCTTGTAGATAGTGCTGATGCAAGTGTACCTGCTACGTGATCTAACAGTGCTGCATCCAATGCTATGCTCAAATCAAGTTCAAGAGCTCTATCATTTACAACTCTATCTGTCCAGTTGACTGTAGTTGTTCCAACAGTAGTTGTAGCTTTATTTTCTATTTGTTCATTTTTCCATGCTATAACTTCAGCAATAATAAAGTTTTTGTTAGCATCAACAAGTGACTTAGTGTTACCTCTACTATCAAGACCTGCACCTGTTGCATAGCCTCGTTGTGTAACTTGTGAAAGTTCTACAACAGCGGGATCGCCTTCGTTTATTACTCGTGATGTAAATATGTCCTGCATATAAGGACCAGGTTCAAATGGTGAAGCAATTTGTATCTGCTCTGCCTTACGTGCTGCTGCGCCTATTGTTCTATACGCATATGCTAGTGAACTACCTTCCTTACCTGGAGGAGCAACATTTTGTGCATCATTACCTACAACACTAACAAATATATTTGCACTTGATTCTGTTGATTGGCTATCTACATATAACTTTGATACAGCCTGTAAGTCTGCAATACCATTTGGAGTTCCTGCTCCTGCTAAATCACCTGGATGGTCATGGAGTGTAAGCGGACCCTCCATAGTATCGCCTTGTCTTCTTACAATGCTATCACGTGGCATTACCTGATGGCTTAAGAAAAATCCTTCTAGGTCTTCGTTGAAGCCGCCGTCTGTAATACTCAAACCTGCCGAATCAGTTGTTGTTAATTTGTATCTTCTTCTATTTCTTTCTACAGAGTCATTTAGTAGTGCATCTTCTGGATTAGCAAAAAATCCAATATTATTTTCGTCCAAAATACCAAGATATACTACATCGCCATTTTCTAAAGGACCATAAATTAGTTGATTGTTGTCGTCCAAGTCTGTGCTAGAAACTAGGGTGTCAGTTGCTGGATCAATTCTACTCCAATTTAATCCTGTACCTGAAGTATTAAAAATGTATGCTGCACCATCAGAACCTCTTGTCAATCCGTGTTGTGGTATAAGTGCTGTCCCAACACCAACCGCAGATGATAAACTTACTGTAAAGACTTTTGTATAACTTGATCCGTCAGCAGGCTCTGCTGGTACGTTAATTGTTTCTCCTGGATCTTGTCTACGGATGTAGTTTTTGTCAGCAAACTTCTTGTCAATAACTATATCATCGATAGAAAAAGATGTACCATGAGTATTGTTAAATCCAGTTACGTCATCTAGTTCAGTTCCTACATTTGCTATAGCAACGCCGGCGGCATTTAATGGACCACCTAATACTGGTTTAGCATCTGATTGTAATGTTATACTATTTAATTTTAGAATAATTTTGCCGTTAGTAGCAACACTTACATCAATAGTGTCTACATTGGCGGGATTCTCGTCGCTGTCAGAGCCTAGTTTTCTAATTTCAATTTCTGTGCCGTCTTGTGATACTATTGGCAAGTAAGCATCAACGCCGTCACCTTTAAATGGATTTAAACTGTCTGGTGTGTCAGCAAGCAATGTAAAGGTTATTTGTCCACCTTTACCTACTACAGCATATATCTCTTGAAAGTTTTCGTTTACCTTACGAAACGATTCTCTAATACTATCACCGGTTCCGTCATTACCTTCAATGCCGATGTCTACTTCTTGTCTTGCCATTTTATTTTAGCTCCAAAATTTGTATATTGTCTTCTATGTTATCATTAAAATTAACGCTTACGCCGCATCCGCAACTACTTTGAGCGTTAGGATTATTAATAACAAATTGGGTCTGGAATACATCTTTAGAATAATCTACTTCACTTCCAAATAGATACATTAAACTAGTTGCATCTACTACTAGATTTCCATTATTTGTAGGTATTATTTCGTCATTTACACCTACGTCTTCCTTATTGACCATGCTCCACTCGTATTCAAATCCTGCACAACCGCCTCCTTTCAGTCCTAAATGCACGGCAAAGTGTTTTGGCTCTACATTGCATAGTTCATCTATTTTTTCTTTGGCTGATTTAGTAAGATTTAATACAAACATCTGTACTCCTTTAATATATTTATCGATAAGTTTTATAATCCTAATGTAATAAATATAATTATGTTCATAAAAGAATTTGTTGTACAAACAAGACATGTGAGAACGTCAAAATTAGGTCGTACGCACCCTTACACACGTAATAAGACCTATGTATTGCTAAGATGTGATAACTGTGATAACGAGTTTGAAAGACCTAGAGGCAAGATGGATGCCAAGCGGTTAAGCAACAATTATTTTCATGTGTGTAATGATTGTGATAGCAAAAAATTTGCACAAAAAAAGGGAGTAGAACAAAAACAGAAATGGAAATTTTCTGCTAGTTCTGATCTCCCTATTAGTAAACTTTAGTCTACGTAACTTGCATTAACATAGCAACAACTAGGACCGTCTTCGTGATCTAATCCTTCTTTTGCATGTTCAAATACAGTTTGGCACCAGTCATCTCTATCATAAGTGCTTACAACATCAACTATTGAGATAGTTTGTCCTGTTTCTACTTTAGTAATAGTAACATTATACAGTTCTTTAGTAACACCTTCAGATACTTCTCTTGTATTTTCAGATGTTTCAACAGTCAATATATACTCTCTAGACATTTATTAATCTTCTTTTTTGTAGATAGTCCATGCACCGTATGCAATAGCACCGTATGCAACTAAACTAGCAATTGGTTTGAAGATAAGAAATGCTACACCTGCACCAATAAGTACAGCGCCATCAAGCGAAGTTCTTTCGCCTAGTCTGTCTATAATCCATTTTTTCATTAGAACTTATATCCTCCTGGTCTAGTATTTTCAGTTGTTTTCATCGACCTTTTTTCTTCAGGTAGTTTTTGCTCGGGCTTTAGTTTAATAGGTTGAAAAGGTTTCTTATCTATTCTAAGTCCGTCAATCTTTTTTAGTTTTAAACTTTCTACCATAATTAGTCTCCTATATAGAGTATTTATGTAAATATACAAGCAAATATTTTATTATGGAGAATAATTATGTTTAATTGGTTACGCAATCTTTTTTCATCTGCACAGCCAGAGCCAGTAGCAAAGCCTGCTCCTGCGCCTGCACCAAAGAAAGCAGAAGCTAAAAAGACTACTGTCAAAAAAGCAGACTTAGCAAAAATGACTAAAGAAAAACTTGAAGCATTTGCAAAAGAAAATTATAAAGTCGATATTGATAGAAGAAAGAAAAAAGCAGACCTAGTTGACGAAGTATTTAAACTTTCTAAGAAGTAATATTTCTAACACTTAGTCTTTCGATAGCAGACTCACAGCGAGCCAGCTTACGCTCTAATACAGTGATAGCGGCTCGCTGTTTTCTTGACTGTTCTTCCAAACTACGAACATACTGTAAAGTAGGAAGTTCTTGAGTTGAGCCATCTTCTCCCAGCAACACCATAGTATCTACACCTTGGGCTTTTAACCCGCCCGTTACACGATTAGGATTTTTTGTAGATTCGCTAGATGATGATTGGGTCTGGGCCGGATTTCTTCCGTACATTTTGTTTAAATAGCTCATTGTTTATCTCCGTACTGTATTTACTCTGCTTGCTCATAGAATTGTGAACGTCTTGGATCATGCTCATATGTTGCATTTGAAGTATAGTAGAATAGTATTAAACTATCTCTAGTTATTGTTTTTGGACATTCTATAGGTTCGGGATGCCCATGAACTAAATCATAACCATAGTCCCAAAAAATTAATCTATTAGGCTTTGGTGCAATTTTTTTAACACATTCTGTTCTTTCATTGTTCCAAAATTCTAAATGTCCATTCCACTCTTCTTTCCAATCTTTGTTAAGATAGAGTATGGCATTCTTTTGTCTATTTAATTTAAGACCGTTATTCCAATTAAAGTCTGTATGTAATCCTAATGATGTATTTCTGCTACTTCTACAAAACCCACCGCCTAAGAAGTGAGGATCTGGAACAAGAGATTCTGTACCAGTACAAACTTCTAACCAATCTACAAACAATTTACTGTTAAAACTATTTGCAAGGGTTTGTAGTAAAGGCGCCTCAGCAAAGTTTCTACATTCTCTTCGTTCGCTATACTGATTAGCAAAAATTTTATAGCGTTCTTCCGGGATATCTTCAAATGAATTTATAATAGTATTGTACAACCATGGTGGCAAAAAGTTGTCTATCATATAAAATGGAGTAGGCTCACCTTTTGCATATTCTGCAAAAATTGTTTCTGGATTGTAAGTTGTACTTAGATCTTGGAAAAAATTATATATTTGTTCATGCATAAAACTATTTATGCATATATTTTTCCTGCGAAGTCTTTTGCCATTGAGTTATAATCTTCTGTTGCTAGACCATATTTGTATAGGTCAATACTAGCAAGATTCTTAGACTTAGACTCGACCATAATGTCTGCGTAATCTAAAAATTCTAATGCCCAGTCGTTAACAGCATTATTCCACATAAAGTCAGAATGTGCTCTAAGTTTTTGCTTCTTAAAGCCTTGCTCTAATAGCGAATCCATATTAGGTAAAGAGTTATCATCATGGTCTACTAGTAGATCTTCGCGTGAAACTGAGTAATGAATAACAGGTCTTACTCCACGCCAACTGTCAACTATACGTAAAAATCTATCGTCGGTGGGCGATATGTATTCTCCACTAGCAACCCAGTGGTGGTGTATGTCCAATACGAGAGCGACATGCTTTTCAAGTTCGAGGCTTGCGTCAATGCCCCAAGACATTTCGTCGTTTTCGATTGTGATTGCGTTTCGCGCTTCTGGCGAGAGTCTCGGTAAGACGTCGATGATGCCTTGTGGACCTTTTCGACCCGATATGTGTACGTTGCATTTAAAGTCTTGGAAGGTGCGGCCGTATCCCATCCAGCGCAAGACATCGGTGTGATATTCAAATTCTTCTATGCTCCTCTCAACAATTTCCGGATTATCCGAGGCAAGTACAGTAAATTGTCCCGGATGCATTGATAGTCGGACGTCAAGGGCTCTTGCGGTTTCTCCAACTTTTGCGAATTCTTTTTCACAGTATGCAACCACATCCGGCTTGCGCCAAAAATAACACCAAGTAGGCTCGGTATAAACAGGAAGTACATCACTACCCAATCTGACCATTCTAAGTTGAGGGGGAAGACTTCCAACATATTCAATCAACCTTCTGTATGACGCTATGTTGTGGACCATAATGTCCCACAAGCGTTCTTCAGCAACATCACGTGTTTGCCTATTGAGCCACGCAACTGTTGTGCTACGAGTATTTAGTGGTCGCTGTATCTCCTCAAGCAATTTCTTCTTCTGTGTTTGATCAGGATACATGTATTTGCATGCAAAACCTATGCGTTTTTGTTGTGCTTTCAAAAAGTCACCTGCTGTTGTAAATTTTAAATCCATTATATTTCTTCTAGTAATTGCCACGTTTCTTTATAATCTTTAACATTATAACACATACCTAAGTCACTGTCAATGATCTGTTTTTTAAGAGGATAATCATTTCCTGCTTTATCCATCCTATCACCAAAAAAGTGTAATTCATCATTTATATCAAAGTCGTGTAGTATTTGACTTTTATCACTACCCTTGAGTCCAATATCAATACCTGTTTCTCCTCCAGGTCTTGCTTCTAACTCTGGAAAGAGCAAATTAAACTTTCCAGCTATTTTATTTCTTTCGTTATGTTCGAGATCATATTTTACATACAATTTGCGTTCGCCCAGTGTAGCATTGCGCCCAACTACGCTGTAATTTGTCATTCCGTGTCTATGTTCAAAATGTAGCCCAGTTCTTAACGGAAAAGCACTACTAGTGAGCTCAATCGACAACCATTCGTGTGCATCTTCTGGTAATGTCCATTCGGAGTGTTTAATATTAACTTTGCCTTCCCAAACATCATTACCGTTACATTGATAAACACGTTTGCACAAGTTATAAGTTGGTTCTGTAATCTGTTCTATAGTTTTAGGTTTATCACTACCTGTTACAAGATATACGTCATTGACCATAGAGAACGCATTAAAGAATGCTCTAAAGTCATAGTCCATTCTACCTCTGCTAGGAGTCAATGTTCCGTCTACATCAAATATATATTTTATCGCCAATTTTCTACTACCCATGGATCTTTGCAATGTTCTGGATTTGGATCTCCGTGGAAAACACACACGCAACATTCTATTCGAGGTACACAGTTTTCCACTACCTTAAATGTTCTTTTTCCTCTGACGCCGCCTGGTTCAAAATCTCTACTTTGTCTTACTTCCCATTTCCAACTTTGTGTCCAACTATCTGGATATAACATTGCGGCTTTTTCTTTATGTGTTACATCATACAAGTAGTCTTGATCACCAAAGAACAGTTTTTGATATTTTTCTGGATCTTGTTTATACTTGTCCCAAACAAACCCCAGTTCTCCTGTTTTAAACTTTATAACCGAACTGTTATACTTTTGATAACTAGGACGCATAGCTCGAGTGTAGTCTTTTACAATGCACCAATGATTAGGTTGCCAAGTTAATAACTTATCTATATTACCGCTTATAACAACATCTAAATCTAAGTACAGTATAGTTCCTTTAATGGGAAGATCTTTAGAAAACATATAAGGCTTGCACCACCACCCATGTAAGCCTTTTGGTAAGTTGAGTATTTGTATGTTAGGATCTAACCCCATTGGATCGTCTGTAAGACATGCAAACTTATAGTCTAACGTACAATTACGTTTTACCATATTATACAATTTGTTTACATAATCTGCAGAATATTTTGTGCCATGTTTAAGACATAACACAAAATAATCCTGCGGAAGTGTAGAAATAAGTTTACTAGCCTTTGCTTCTCTGCGTTCGGCCTTAATCTTTAACCATTCTTCCTTAGTGTATTGACTCTTATCAATCTTTGCCATCAGCAAACGACATCTTTTGTGTTTGATATGGAGTATAAATTGCTGAGTTAGCACCGTGCTCTGCACACTCTGCACTCTCACACCAGCAACGTCCGTCACTCATTTCACGCACAAGATTATCCGCAAACTTCCACGCATGATATGCAAACTTTTCTGCACCTACACCGTCAAAAATTCTTAGCTCTGCTAGTCCTTTTTCTTCTAGTGCTTTAAGCGTTTCAAGTTCAGGGTCGTCTGCATCTACAGCAACTTTATGATCAAAACTATCTTCTAGCCAAGCCTTCAAAGGTTTTAGTCCTCCAAAGTCTACAGCCCAGTTTTTTTCATCTAGATCACTACAGCCAAATACAAATTTAAAAGCAAGACTGTAGCCATGCAATAAATGACAATGTGAATGTAATGCTTTTGGTTGACGGAACACCGCTGAAAGACCGATGTTGTGTCCGTATGTTTTAGTACTATAAAATGCCATATGTTTTCTCCTATAATATGGCGGCAGAATTAGAAGGGTTGACGCCAAGTCCTATATTAATATTAACTATTATACGATATGTTACTTATCGTGTCAACCATTACGTTAGGATAAATCCAGGATTCTTTTAGTTTTATATGTTTATTATAGACTATAAATTTAGTTTTAGGAAAACATTGGAATACTTTTCCTATTTGGTGTATCCAATATCTAGGATCAACGGCTCTCTTATCTGCTCTATCATAGTTTCGTGTATCTTTGTATATGTTATTAACTGTGCTAGTGTCACTGTACATATCAAAGCCTATTAAATGAACTGTTTCTTTTTTGCTCTTTAGAGCTCCTAAAAGAACAGCATAAGGACCACTACCCCATTGAAATGGTTCGTCCCATCTCTCATTTCCTTCATAAGGTAAATTAGGAAGTAATCTTATGTTTTTGTGTTGTTTGAATCTAGGATACCAATCGCTTCTTGTGTAAATTTTTGTTTCCTCATTTATACCAGCGTTGATAGATTCTTCAACCATTCGTTTGTCAACACAGATAAGATGATCCATTTTATAATCACGCATAATGGCATTGCACCCTATTTTAGTTCCAAACAGAGAGTCAATATCAAGCCGAGAACGGCTTTCACCGTTACCAAATACATACATACAATTATTTATTGTTGTTTATATCTTCTTTTAAGACAGTAATGTCTTGCTTAACTTCTTTAAATTTTTCAGCCGCTTGAGACATTAATTCAACAACAGAGGAAATTTTATCTATTGCCCACCACCACCAAATTGCGGCGACGAACATAAAAGTACAAGTGCCTGTTAAAATAAGCCAATAATATGTTTCATGAGCTCCTAGCCAATACGAAATCGCTAGAGCTATAAAGCCTGTCATGGGAAGTACACTGCCTATTATTTTCCAAATAAGTGCCTGTTTTTTAGTTTGTTTTTTTAATAAGTCAAAGTTAGTCATACTAATATTTATAGGGTACTCTTACTTTATTTTGTTGGTAGTTTATGAGCTGATTTGACCGAAAGGCTTCCATTCTCCTGGAGTGCCTTCCAAAATGCATACCCAACCTATATAGCCTGTTGGCTTTGGGTCATCATTCCAAACTATATCGCCTTTACGATATTGTCCACTAGTGGGTGAACCGGAACCTACTTGCATTTTTTTGTTTTCAAATTTTATCGGGCCTGCAACAGCAAGATCGCTGTCGTCTGAAATTGTGTTTACACCAACACCTAATTTACCATGTACTGTAACCCTTGCTGAGTCACTGTTCTTGTTACCTAGGTGTATTTTACCATTAGCACTTACACTAATTCTAGTTGTATTGTCAGTTATAATTTCTAGGTCATGTGTTGTATATGTTCCTAATTTGATCTCTGGTTGATCTATATCAATAACAAACTCAGAATCAAAGCCCATTATACCAACAGCACCATTAGGTGCTTCAGTACCAATACCTAGCCTATCAGCATCGCTGTTCCAAAATAGATGTTGACCAAAAGAAACATTGCCTCTAACATTTAACTTATGAAGTGTACCTACTTCTCTAAGGCTACTTGTTTTAATATCAGGGCCTAGTGAATCTTTGCTTAGAACATAGTTGCCGTTTACAAAGTATGCAGCATCTGCATGTAAATCTATTGGATCACTACTCCAAAGTCTATCTGGATTAGGTCTGTACACAAACTGTTTTGTAGGTTGTCCTTTTTGCACCCACAATAATCCTTTATTATAGATGTTACCATCTGCATCATTGAATTCAAGTGGTCCAGATCTTTCATTTCTAACGTCTGCTGTAACTTCGTCAACATGAAGTTTTTTTGCATAAACTTCGCCGTCTACATGTAAATTACCAGAAACATTTGTGTCGCCTACTAGTGTTTCTACGTCTATTGTATCAGTTAGTATTCCATCGTCATTTACAAACACTACAAGTCTAGTTGACTCGTCTTTAATACCGGTGCTTTTAAACTTAGATATTGTACCTCCTTGAATTAAGTCTCCACTTAGGCTGTTATTTGCTAGTTTTGACATGTCAGGAGTGTTGTCTATGCTTGCTAAAGCATCAACAACTTCTGCTAAAATAGGTAGTCCTTCTACAGCAATACGGACTTTATTAGGATCTGGCTTCTTCATGTAAGTATTTATCAGTTTACTTTAAGAAGCACTGTATCCGGATTACAACGTCCGTTTAGTTTTGTATCAGTAGTTTTTATCTCCTCTAGAAACTTGCGTAATGCTACTTTACCTGCATTTTTAAACTCTTTTAGTTGTTCTTCTGGCTTACGTAGCGTCTTTTGAATACTTTCTTTTTCGTCAAACCCTATTATTGTTGTGCCTTTAACACTAAGTCCAGTACCGTCTCTAGCAAGACCTTTTGGATCTATATTTGATGCAACATATTTGCCTAGTTTACGTGTCTTACTGTTAAACACCCACAGCTCACTAGCACCTACAATAAGTGTAGGATCAATACTTGCAAGTGAATACTTGTCATCTGCTTTGTTAAACTTCAACTTCTCTACAATTTTACTTGCAGATCGTTGCTTAGGCTTACGTGGTTTACGTGTTGCCTTAGCTTGCTCAATAATAAAGTCTAGCTCTGCATTCACGGTTTCGATTGCTTTGCGATATTTTGCAATATCAGATTTTTTGTGATCTGCGTAACCTTCTTTTAGTTGTTCCCACATATCTCTTTCGTGTTCGTCCATTTTTGCCAACTGTCCTTTTGTTGGCATTCTTTCTAGGTCGTCAAAGTCTACTAGTTCCGACTCCCAAAAAGATTTCATTTTGCGAGCGTGAGCTTGACTTGGTTGAACTTTTTTAAAATATGCTTTAAAGTCAAACCCTTTTGGGTCAAACAACTTTGGGTCTTGTACCCAAACTTCCAACCATTCGTCAATTGGTTCAGACATATCATATGCCTGGTCTCTTATACGTTCTTGTATTGTAGGAACGTAGACGTTTGCTTTTGCTTTTTCTTCTTTTGTTTTAACTTGAACAGCCTTTGAGCCACCTTCAATGTAAGTTTCAATTCGTTTTTTAAGGAATTCGCTAGGACCTTTCTTAGGACCCATTGTGCCAGCAAGACTTTGCCAATGCTCATCTTCTCTCTTTACATAGTCAGGAGCACCATCTAAAAATGATTGTGCAACAATAGCACTTGTAATACTGATGTAAGTATTAGGCATTGCCTTTGCGTGTTTTATTTGTTCTTTAGTATATTCTCCGCTTGCTTCCATCCATTTGAATATACTAGGATACAAATCAGCTGGCTTATAATTTTCATAGTAAAAAGATCTTACATATTCTCTATGACGGTGAATCTGTTCACCCGTCCATTCTTCCCAGCCATCCCAACTAGGCGCTGTAAGTTTAGCACCGCGTTTTAGACGAGGAGCCGCTCTAGGTTTTTTTCTTTTAGTCTTCGGCAGGGCCATTTAAAATCTCCAAAAAGTTTATTACAAAAAGTATATATGCAAAGATTAAAAAAGTCAATCTTTTTTCAAACGTAGCACAGTTTCATACTTGCCAGCAAATTCTCCTGTTATAGTAACTCTATGTCCGTAGGAAAAATCGTCTGGTGCTATAGTGTACTTAATATTTTTTCCGTACTTCATAGCAAATTTACCTTGCTGAGTTTGTTGCCATTCCCAAATTGGCGCTGTCACGTAAATATGCGGGTCCTCTACATCTCCCATCGTAAACTCATGCAAAACAAACTGTTTCTTCATCTTCAGTCCAATAAACATTCTTTAAATCGAAACTACTAATTAATTGCATACATCCTGGACACGGTTTTGCTAGTCCGGGAACAAATGTAGTTCCATATGGTTGAGTTTTCTTCAACCGTACAATGTACATATCACATTTTGATAATTGATCAACAGAAATGATTCTTAATGCATTTTTAATAGCATCAACTTCTGCATGTAAGTAGATTTGCCCATCCCTGTAACCGTTAGATTCACACATTAAGGGATGGGTCTTATAACTGTTTATACCTGTTGCAATTAGATGTCTTTTATAGATAATACCGGCAGCCATTTTAACACGGCCTTGAACTCCAGGATTATCGTATGCAACCTGTAACAGTTTTTTGCGAATAAGAGAGTGCAACTCATGATGCCTTTATTTTTTCTTGAGCTCGTCTAAGATCTCATCACGTTCTGCTAGAAAGTCATTGTATCTATTACGCACAATATCAACTGTCATATCAACAAATATTAAAATAGGCGTAATAAAAAATCCGTTCTCAACAAGCATTCCAAATACAATACCTAATATAAAATATCCAAGCATGCGTTTGCTGTAAGGTTGCCATTCTTGAAAGTTAAAATTCCATTTAAGGAAATACCAAATGTGTTTCATGTCACTATCCTTCGTTTTCTAAGTCCCAAATACAACGAGCATTTTCATACTTTTTACTTTTTGTGTATTTGTAAAATTTATATTTTTTCGCCGGCTTCGAATCCCCGGAACGTTTTAAATCTTGGAAAACGTAACGAGTAAGTGCCGTCTTGATTTTGCGTAATTGCATCTGCTCGTACCTCTACAAGTTGGCCAACCAAAGACCCACGATTGCTCCAAAAGGTATCGCGATCAGCGTCACTAAACCCGCTACCGCAATTGACCTCAACCATCCGTCCATCATCCTCACCGCGGCATACGAGTGCTCCAAGTCTTCCTTCATTTCTTCCTGTTCCTTCTTCGACATCTACTACCTCCAATGTTACTTCAATAAATGGCTTTGCTTTAAGCCATGCATGAGTACGTTTACATTCATAAGGAGCATCAACGTCCTTAATCATAACACCTTCATATCCACCGTCTACAGCCGCTTTATTAAGCTCTGTAAAGCGTTTTTCGCCTTCGGGAGTACTTAGGTCTACTGTTTCCCAATCAAGTGCTTGTACGTGCTTTAAAACGCTTTTATGATCTTCTACCCAATACTTTACCATAGCACTACGTTCATGCTGTGGTTTGTCATACTTTCCGTTTAAGAAGTTACCCAAAGGTGCCATGTCAAACAAATGTAGTACAGCATCGTTTGCACTTACATTGTCCTTACGATGTACCTGTTTCATTAAGTCTTGAAAGTTAGCACTCATTACTTCGCCGTCGAGCATAAGCGGATACGGTGCAGGATAATCTTTTAGTACTTCTTCTATTTCTGCAATGATGTGTCCAAAGTTGTGAAACTGTTTACCATTACGACTGAACATCTCAACTTTGTTACCACGTATAGTAGTAAGAACACGAACGCCATCTAATTTGATTTCAATTTGTTTCTTGCCAGTCATTTTCTTTTCGTGTTTAGCAGAGTCGTGTGCCAATGAACAAGTGAATACCGGTACAGTACCAGGCACCACTTTGTTCACGGTCTTTTCACTTACTCCGCAACGTAAATCTTTAATAAGGATACGGCGATACCAATCATTCCATTGTTCTGTAGTAGCCACACCCATTGCTAATTCAATAGCATCACGTGCCGCATGTCCGGTTAGTTCACGCTGTTGTAGTTTTTCAGCAAGTTCTTTAAACACAGACCAAGACAATCCTTGTCCAGTTAATATATCTGAACGTTCAGGTACCTGCTTTACTCCAAATGTTACAAGCGGATCTAGTGCCATTGTAAGACCTTCAAAGAACTCAGGAAGTCCTTCTTCGTGTGCTTGTTTTAGGATTGCTTCTTTGCCCAAGCGACTGTTGTCTGCTTCAAGTTGCCTAATAATTGCGTCTGGTTGTGTTCTCATGCCATTGCCCTCTCAACTTTTTTTACAATAGATTTAGAATGTTTGCAATACCCATGGTATCCAAAACCTGTACAATCACAGTTAAATCCACGATCATGTAATGTGACGGAATACTCATTCCCTTTACTTCCTTGTACTGGCCAAACAGTTCCTACCATCCAATGTCCTTTTGGATTAAAAAGAGTAGGCTTCAAAAACTTCTCTTGAAACCTACTCATCGTGTTACCTGATTTTTTGCAATTTCAACTAACTTTGCATCTGCTTTAGTTAATACATCTAAAAGCAAACGCTTTTCTTCTAAGTATACTTTTGCAAACTTAGGATCATGTGCAACAATACTTTCAGTGTTGTCAATCATGTCTGCAACTTTGATAGTCTGTACACATGCAGGTGCCTTACTAAGTCTATCACGATCCATTGCTTTACGTGCTTTACGATTAGGACCACCTTCAACTTTGGGCGGGTCACTAAGTAAAACAACCATATCAGCAACTTCAATACCAAATGCAAAAGCAATATCTTCTTTTGTAATTTTAGTATCTTCGATGACATCGTGCAACAAAGCGGCCGCTAACACCTTCTCGTCCTTGATTACTGTGCTAACAAGGTTCATTACTCTAATAGGGTGTGTAACGTATGGTTCGCCTGTGTATTTACGAACTTGTCCGATAGCCCCGTGTGCGGCTGTAGCGAACAATTTTGCTTGATCTACTAATGTCATTGTGTGCCTCTACTTTGCCTAATTTATGTATATATTATAGCAAAGGATTAGGGCATTGTCAACCATTTTTGAAAGAAATTTTGGCATTAAATGACAGGCTTATTCTAGTGTCATCTGTGTCATTTGGCCTTACACCGTGATATATCCAACTAGGAAATAGTATAAGTTTCCCTATTTCTGGGTGATAATATATGCATTCATCTGGTGCAAAATAGTGTGAGCTTACTAGGCTTGTAAGAGGATTCATCAAATATAGAGAACCGTCTTGTTTGTTTGTTTGAAAGTAATACACGCCACTTATATCAAAACCACCGTGATTATGTACAGTAGTGTGTTCACCTTTTTGAGTACTTGTAAGCCAAGAATTCTCTATCTTAACTGTATATTCTTCGTGTTTGAACGCGGCTAGATATTGTTTGATGTGTTGTACAAATAATTTTTTTGTAAAACGTAGTTTATACTTGTCTATGTAATTAGTTTTAAATGTTGGATCGCTTAGACTATGATTTGTCTCTCCCCAACCTTTGTGTTTTGAAAACTCAACGCTAGGCAAAGTATCGCTTATTTCTGTCTGCACCTTATTAAGATCTTCACCTTTGATGAAGTCATAATAAGCAGGTGTATAGAACCATGCTTCAACTGGCATATTTACATAGTATCCTTTCTAGAATGGTGGAGCCGACAGGGGTCGAACCTGCGACCTACTGGATGCAAACCAGTCGCTCTCCCAACTGAGCTACGGCCCCTATCATAGATATTTACCTACCAAAAAACCTAAAAGAAATATGAACCAATCAAATACAAAATGCATCAGAAACGAAATTGCAAAAATTTCTTTCCAGTGTACTTTACAGATATCTAACCATTCTGCTATCTTTTTCATACTTCTTCCTATAAATGGTGCCGGATGTCGGATTCGAACTGACGACCTACTGATTACAAATCAGTTGCTCTACCAACTGAGCTAATCCGGCGTAACTTACTCTACATTACTTAGTGGTGTATCTTCTTCCAAATCATCAAACTTGGTTTTGACAAAATCTGATGCAATCATTTTTACATCTTTTCCAGACGCTCTCATTTCCATTTCAGCCTCGAAGACTTTCTTTAAACTTCCGGGCCCTTCCCAAATATCGTTCATAACTTCGTTGATTTGATCTAACGACACTCTTCGAATTCTTGCTTGACCAAAATAATGTTGCAAAAAACCAATTAAAGCTTCTGGAATTAATCTATGGTCTGAAAAAGCCCATGTACCATTAAAACCATTTACTGAATAAGGGTTGTCGATATCTTTGTTGTGAAACTTCATTCTATCTTCAACTGATCTTAATTCTAACATACATACTCCTAATTAAAAAACACATTATAACACATATTTTGTCAATGTCAACCATTTGGAGCGGGATACGGGAATCGAACCCGTCTCGTCAGCTTGGAAGGCTGTCATAATACCACTATACCAATCCCGCAATCTGGCGGAGAGTGAGGGATTCGAACCCTCGATACAGTTGCCCGTATAACACCTTAGCAGGGTGCCGCTTTCGACCACTCAGCCAACTCTCCTAAAGTATACACTCCCAGTTTATCAGTCTGTTGCAAGTTGCTATACTTCCTGCAGAGTGTATACTATCTTGGTAGCCCGTAGGAGAATCGAACTCCTGTTGCATGGATGAAAACCATGTGTCCTAACCACTAGACGAACGGGCCATAATTTTTTTGGCAGGCGAACAAGGAATCGAACCTCAGTTTACAGTTTTGGAGACTGTCGTGTTACCACTACACCATTCACCCAGCGTATATTACTATACAGTCAAGATTCTGTCTTGTCAACCTCGACTTTTGTTACACGATCATATTTAAAACTACGCCAACCCTTTGCATTGATATCCCAAACAGTTACGTTACCAGCTGGTGGTTTTTTATCTGTTTTGGGCTTATGCTCTTCAGGGATAATGTCAAACGACTTAGTGCATGTCATTACACGCTCTGCGCCGTCTAACTTGTTGAAAGTTACAACTAGGACAGTTTCTTTCAACATGGTATTTAGTTCTTCTTCTGTAGGGATTCCTTTCTTATCAGCAACAAACTCTTTTAGTTTGTCAACATGCCAGATTGCACTACTCATAGTTCTTCTACTATTCCTAGAAGTTCTGCAACTAAAAACAATCCTGGCAACCACATAATATTTGCGCCAAGCAATACAGCCACACACCCTGCAATTCTTAAGCCACTTTTTACTAAACTAATATAAAAATGCTTAAGGCCAGGATCTTTAGACGCTGGAATAATGACTTTTTCAGGAATAGGCATTAGCGTTTCTCTACAATTTGATCTACTAAGCCATAATCAAGAGCTTCTTGGGCAGACATAAATGTATCTCTGTCCATGTCTCTTTCAAATTCTTCGTAGGTCTTACCTTTTGAATTATGCTTTACATATAATTCAGTTAAGGTTTCTTTCATCTTTGTGATTTCCTTATACTGAATTTCAATGTCACTTGCCATGCCTTGTGTTCCGCCACTAGGTTGATGGATCATGTGTCGTGCATAAGGTAACATTTTACGTTTGCCTGGTTCACCTGCCTGTGCAAGGAAACTACCCATACTACATGCTTGTCCTAACACAATAGTATGTACAGGCGATTTAATAAATTGCATAGTGTCATAAATGCTCATGCCACTAGTAATAACGCCTCCTGGGCTATTAATGTAAAAGTTAATAGGCTTGTCTGGATTTTCACTTTCCAAGAACAACATTTGTGCTACAATTAGATTAGCACTATTATCTTCAACAGGACCATTCAGCATAACTATGCGGTCTTTAAGAAGTCTACTGTAAATATCGTATGAACGTTCGCCTCTTGACTCTTGCTCAACAACCATAGGAATTAGCGGCATTATTTTACCTCCACTTTAGTTAACGGACGGACACTAGAAGTATCATTATAGTCGCCACTAGGATTATACTCGCGTCTTGTAACATATTCCGTAAGCATTCCATCTGGCTTAACACGAACAGTTTTAATTTCTCTATACAGAACACCTTCTGTATCTTCTACAAGTGCCGCACTAAATGGTCCTTCCATGATCTCTACTTTCTGTTTCATTAAAATCTCCCTTTAATTACACGCTCGTTTGGTCCTTTAGAAGTAAACTCCATGCCGTGAGCATTACCTATATAAATTTTACCATTCCAGCGCATGTGAATTTTGTTAGTTGCAATGAATGCATCAAAAGATTCATTTGCTCTAACGTTGTCAACTTCTACTTCAACTGATTGCTCGTTGCGAGTATTAGTTAAAATTGCCTTATTGTCATATATTGTTTTCATGTCTTTCCTAATAATTTAAGATTTAATACAAAGTTTTCTACTAGTAGTTTAACAATAATTGCGCCATCTGTCAAGTGATTTCTTTCCATTTCTAGCACATGAGTTGCCATCATAATGTAGGCCTGTTCTTCTGTAATCGCAAGTTCGCCCCAATCAATTGGATCTACAGTTTCACACTCCTTAGCAAGGATTACTAGATTACGAACCGCTTCATCGTCTACTTCAAACATATCTGTCATACTGTTAAACTCGCTACTAAATTCATTGCAACCGCTGTGCCACTTATACTTGATCCGATCATAATTGCCCTATCTCCCCAAGCCATGCCAACAAACACCCATCCCATTGAACTAAGGATATAAGACACTTGTCCAATTTGTGTGAATCCTGCACTGATACTAAACACTCCAAATACCGCTAATACCATCGCACACCACTTTACATACCAGTCTATAGTTCCTGTTGGCGTAGTAGGTGTAAGATCTTCTACTTCTGTTTGAAGCTCTGCAAGTTCTGCTTTTAGACGTTTGCGTTCTTTAGACAGTTCCATCGCAAGATTACGAGCTCTTGTCTGAGAGGACATCTCTTTGTATTCTTCTTGCGTTGTTGTGTCTTTTAATTCCATTTCAATCCCAGAGGTTTTCATAATATTTTCCAAATAGTCGGAATCCATTACTTATTCTTTCTTGATATTTCTTTCTACCTTCCCAATTATACACCTTGGTGTGATTAGGTCCTTCTACCATTTGGCTGTTGCCATCTTCCAGCTTCTTCCACTGTAGGTCGCTTTCACCAGTTTCAAACTGATCTTCCCAGTCGTCATTGACCTTGCTGTCAAACGCAAAGATCATTTCGTCTAGCACCCAGTCCCAACGTTCAAAGTGTGTGCTGTCAGTAGTACCGTTGTCACGTTCTTTCTTAGTCAGTTTCTTAGGTTTTAGTTCTGGTGGACAATCCTTAGGATCAACTAAAGGAGCACCGTGCTTGGTTTCTTTTAGTTGCTTGAGCATAGGAAGTACGATAAGAGCAAGAGTATGATCCATGCTCCAAGTATCCCAGCGATCAATGTGTACTTTAACAGTACGCTTCTGCTTACTGTGGATCCACGATAGGAACTTATAGAGCCACGTCTTAGGACGGTCTTCCCACATGTCGTAAACTTCGCCTACTTCAGGTTCAGGCAGCACTTTACCGTGAGCAAGCCATTCGCCAAACTTGTGTACACGATCTGCTGTATGCGGAAAGCCGTATTCGTCTTTTTCTTTTGGTACCCAAAACATTAGCGTTTGAGCGAGCTGATATGGTCCGTACCAAGATTCATAAGGTCCAATCTTAATTTTCATAACTCCATTCCTTAATGGCTTCAAAACTCTCCGCAGGATCCATCATGTCAAACTTGCGGGGATAGTGCTTCAACAGGCTACTTGCCTGTTTACGAACTTCACTTGGTACTCGCGGATACTTCTTAGGATCTCTCAAGTCCATTAAGAATCGTTCTACATTTAATACCGCATTTGTTCTTTCAATTGGTAATGTCATGCTAAGTCCGTTATCAGTTTATAGTTATCCCACACTTTTTGCTGTGCAGGATTCATTTCTTCTGGCGGTACAAAACACTCTAACCAGTGGTAAGGCAGTCTACGTGGATGAGCTCCAAACTGACGAGGTTGATGTAACTTGCCTGCATCATATAAACTTATTAGCAAGTCATGCATAGCCTTTTGTCTGTCTTCTAATCCTGCCCATTCAGGATGACTTAGGCCGCCATACAAGTAACCTTCCCAGATTGCTTTCCAGTGATTATCATTACGTGGGTCTATATCTGTTCGTGATACAATTACTAGCACATCGTGGAAGTCAACACGTTCTTCTAGAATATCACGCACACAGCGTGACAAACTCAATCCAATTTTCATACATTCCACTCCTCTTTTTCTTCTAAAGCAAATTGACAACCGTGAATATAATCTCTATCTTCTTCTGATAGAACAGACCAAAACTTACTTACGCTTTCAATTTGCATAGCAACTAATATTGGTTTTTCTAGATGCATATTGCTCTCCATCATGGCTTGCAACTCGTCCATTCTCTGATCTATTTTAATACGTAGTTTGCTCAATGTATAGTTACCTCATCTTCTTCATCATTAGGGTCTATACCAAATACATGTATACACAAATCTACAATAGTGTCTGGAATAGGTTCGTCCTCTTTACCTTTAGGCATCCACAATCCTTTTAACTCACCTGATTGGCCATCAATAATAAGACCATAGTCATCTTCGGTTAGTGAATCTTCAAATTTTACGTAGTCGTCACTCATATTGATGGTCCTTGTAATCTATTAAATCTTCCAATGTTTTAATATAGAACTTTCCGTTCTTAATTTGCATAGTAGTAGTGCCACCATTACTTCTAATATATTGTCGTCCGCCGTCAATCATCTTGCCTTCTACTACTTTATAATCGTGATGTGATTGACTGTAATAGTACTTACCGTCTACTTCGATCATGCCGAACTCAAGTGATTCTACAATGTCTGCATCGGTAATCATAAGATGACCTCTAACGTGGTCGTGATACAAGCCAAAATAACGGTTACCAAACTCAGGGTGTGGCGTTGCTCTATAGTACACATCAACAGGCACATCACTAGCATTAAGATCTGTAGTGCAAACATATGTCACAGGTACTCCGTCTTTTTTACTATAATGTTCTGTAACAAGTGCTACATCAAAATTAGGATTATGTTCAATGTTCATCTGCTTTTACCTTCTTAGCAATAACTTTATGAATACCGGGATTTACTCGTAAAATATTAGGCATCATTTCATGTCTAATATAGTTACGTGTGAATTTCGTATCTTTATTCGACTTGTCTTCGATATAAGGCACTGATTTTAAATCTGCCCAAAGTTCTAAGTCACGTTTGCGGGTAAGGCGAAAAGGACGAATAACATTACGATTGTTATACGGAATAATTTTACCTTGTCCATGCATGCTACTCCATACCCAAGTTTCTACACAATCATCTAAGTGATGTGCTGTCACAATTGGAGAATTAAAACTATGAAAATATTCATACCGTTTAATTCTCCAATACTCTTCCCAACTTTCTCCAGACGCTTTATTGTACTGTTTAGGGATACTACCATACACGAACCCAACATCGTATGCTACGGCCTGTTCTGATACAAATTCTAATGCTTCTTTGCTTGTTTCAGTTCCGTGATCAAAAAAACAAAGTGTTAGATTATGATTTCTATGCAAGAAATCAAATACCGCCATACTGTCTACACCGCCAGAGCAGGCAACAAAAATATCTCTAGGTAGTTTATTTTGAAGTTTGATCATCGCACCACTCTGTCCAAGGAATAATCTCCATGTTATCGCCGTGGCCTTCAGTCTTCAGCATTTTTTGCTCGATCAAACTGTCGATGATCTTGTCAGTTACATTATAAACCGCATGTTTATATCCAAAATAAAACCCAAGCAGAGTGCCTACAATATATGCAAGTAATAACCAACTAGTGCTTTCACTAAAAAACTCCATTATACATTTTCCTTGTCAATAGGGTTACCATAATAATCGTGTGTACCAGCTCTATACGCCTGCTTCCTTTCATCAAGGATTTGAGACGATACCCAACATATCCATCCACCAACAATGCATAATATAATTCCAAATAAAGTTTCCATAGTTATACCTTATAAAGTTTTACATAATTAAGTCTAGTCTCATCGGCACTAAACAAACGGTTTTTTGTATGATCTTTTACTTTTGCTTTAATCCTTTTCATGGACCCAACTTCGTGATCAAACTTGTTCATAAACGAAACTAGGTTACCGTCAATTACACCAGTATAGTTAAAACTTTCCCACCTTGCACTGTAGCGTTTATCTAAAAACTTTATAACGCCTTCAACAGCAGCACCTATAGGAGAAATGTGTTTGCTATCACGGTACTCTATACGAATCTCTTTCTTTAGTCCACTTTCGTGTTGATCACGTTTGATAAATTCTGGAGCAAATGCAATTCGACCCATACCTTTAAGAGGTACTTCTTCTTTGCTAAGTTCCTCAATCATGTCACGTTTAAAATCATCAAGGTCAGCTAAACCAAGCATTACATATCGTTTCATCCACTTACGTGCTTCTTCTACCTTGACATAGTCTTCTTCAGTAGGCTCAAATGTAGGGAAGTCAGTTGGAACCCAGTCAACACCGTTCTTTTTATCATAGTAATAACGCACAAGATCTTTGTTAGGAAATTGTGTTGGCGCTTCATCAAACCGACGAATATCTTTGATGTAAGTTTCCTTGTTAATACGATAAGCCGCATATGCAACAGCAAGTGCATCTGTAAGTTTTACAGTTTTAAGCGGAAGCGGTTTACGACTAATAGGACGATCGTCTTCGTCTTGCAATTCATACGCTAGTTCCATACGCTTAAATTCAGCTTTGCTCATTGCACCCCAATCAAGAGTGTTTGGATCTGGTAATGACATTTTTGTGCCTCTCATTTGCCTAATTTATGTATATATTATAGCAAATAGTGCTAAGGTTGTCAACCTATTTTTTAAACAAATATATACCCTCAGACTTGTATGCATTGTTTAGTTTGTCATTTCCTACACCTGGTCTTACGTTAAGAATCATATCTATTTTCTCTAAATACTTAAATCCTATACTTTCACTAATCTGTTTCCATCTGTCTACAATCTTGTATTCGTTCGGTGGAATTTTGTAGTCAGCAATATTAACAGCATAGTACCCGTCTTTTGCAAGAGCTGTGTATAGCATTTCAACAGTAGGTGATACATAGTTATCAAACCATTCGTCTAAACTAGTACAACTGTTCATACACTGTGTAGGTTCGTCGGTATAAGTTTCTAGATTAAAATAAGGAGGACTACTAAAAGCCGCATCATAATGTCCTTCTTTTGGCTTAAACTGTTCACTAGGTACATGGTGCATTTCATATCCGCTTCCTAGTCCTAATTCAGTCATTAGCTCACCTAGTGCAACAAGTCCATTATATGTTTTCGTATTAGGATCAATACCCGTGTAATGGTATCTTAGATTGCTTGTAAGGGCGCCTAGCATGCGTCCTCCGTAGCCTGAACTAAAGTCCAACACATTACCCATAAACACAGGACAGATATATTCATATACGGCTTTTGCATTAAGCGGTTTGAAGTTTGCAATAGTGCCACCACTCACAAGATCTAATGCACGGCGTATGTTCGCAGGTAGCACACTACGTTCACCTTCATCTCTATACTTATAGCAAAAACTAATTGCTCTTTTTAGCCTTTTGTCGTCATAAAACCGGGATCGCATACTAACCATCTTGTCGTTTTTACTATATGCTTCTTGCATATTAGGAAACCAAAACCTACTGAAGTGTTGTCCTTCAGTTTGCCCTACTCCTATCTTACCATCTGCTACGTTATGCGACTTTTTACCAATTTCTAATAATGCTGTTTTGCACCCTTCAAGATTAAAATATGTAATTGGAATAATATTAATAGAACGGTACAGTTCGAACACTTCATCTTCTATCTTCTGTCGGCCTTCTTCACTTTCTAATAGCCAACGTTCTTTACTGTAGGACTTTAGTTGATCGTATACCTGTTCATATCCTGTATATATTAAGTCTGTAGGTGTTACTCCCCATTCATTACAGATATGATTATAGTATTCAATTATAGTATTTGTCATATATCTTTTTTACAGTTTTTTCATTTTTATAATGAGGTATACGTTGCCAAAATGTTGTGCCGTTAGCAGGACTAGTTGCATTTAATGCTAAAACTAATTCTGTTATATACTCACTATTGTAATATTCTATAACTTTGTCTGCTTCTGTTTTGTCTTTTACACCAATCCAAATAGCATTATGTCCTGTGCCATATTTTGGACTTGCATACTTTAGAACACTTTTTTTGCCTCTATTACCGTTCTTACTAATTACTACTTTGTGTTTACCTACACCTTCTCTAGGTGTAATAATACTTTTATCTACACCTATTGTCTTTTTGTATGGTCCATCTGCCCAACCTACTTGATAAATCAGCTCTACATCGCCGGGGTTATTAACAACTTCTTTTGCGTTGGCATAATACGAGCCGTACTGTGCTTCAAATGGATCTAGTTCTAAGTTAATAATTTCTGATGCATATTGATATTGTTTTAAATTTACACCTGGCAAGTAAATTGGATTATTTACAATAACTGAGTGTTCGTCACTTACAAATTCAACTTTCTTACTTGCTTCAGGAGCAAAGTACATTGCACAAAGAGGTACACTAGTATCAGATACTCCTAAAAACCGATAACGTGTAAGTTCGTGTATATGTGTTGTAGCATATCTACACTTGTTTGGTCGTGTAATAATTAGTGTATTAGGAGCAATTCTTCTAAAATGATGTACAAAGTCATTTGTAGTATTAAATTGCACTCCGCTAACTACACAAGTAACTGTAGTCTCTACGTCTTTAAAGTCTGCTTGAGTAATATTAAATTCAAACGTTTTATCGTTAAGTGCCTTTTTAAAATTAGTTTTACATACTAATACTTGCAAACTATCAATGTCACTAGCAAATATTTGTTTTGTAAAAATGTGCTTTAAACGTTCTTTTTCATTGGGAATACTTGGGGCTAGTGCATCCATTAATCGTTTAACAAGATACAATAAGAGTGTTCCACTACCACATTGTGGATCAAGATAAGTGCTTTCTGGATTTTCTAATATACTAGTATCAATTAAATCCAAAGCTCGATTAGCATCTTTTTCTGTAGCAATACTCTGTATGCTACTACTATCATATGCTTGAATTTGCTTTAGTCGCTTGTCTATATTATTGATAATCATAGTATTGCCCTAATGCTCGATTGACGCCTATTGTGTTAATACTAGGCATTATACTATTCCATTCGTCTACAGTCAAGCCAGTTACTTGTTCAACAATATCACTATCAAACTTTGCTATATCTTGTATCTTTTCTAGCTCAAAATCGTTTGCCCATGCAATATCTGCTAACTTGTAAATTTGTTTCAAACTGTATCTAATACGTGACATTGCAATACTAACTGGATCATTTTCTGTAGGTTCACCCTTCTCGCTAGTACCTGATTTACGTTTTTTGTTTGTGCCTTCTTCAATGTCATTACTGTTTATATCTGTGCTTGCTTTGTTAGTATTAGAATCTTTTTGTTTACCCTCTAGCAACAAACATATCGCATCGTTGATCATATCTTTCTTAACACAGGCACCTATGCGATCGATATGATTAACGATATCAGCAAGGAATTTACTACTAACATCTTTGCCTGTAAGCATATTCCAAGTGTTACCATCATAGTCATATACATCACTAACATCTAACCATTCGCTAATTACGCTTTCTGTAGTTGTATCACTTGAGTCTGCAACTCGTTCACAATAATTGTAAACTACACTTACAAATCGCTCTGGTGCATAGTCAAATACTACAACACTTTCTTTGCCATCTGCAGGTGATTTGCAACGGAAACTACCTTGGAAGTAATCTGCTGCACTCTTATCATTATTAATTTGGTGTACACTCCACCATTCAGGTACAGTAGTACCTTCTAGAAATCTACCACATGTAATAGTAATTGTGCCAGCGCCGCCGTCATGGTCATTTCGTGCAATCAAGTCTTTAACCTGCTGTATGTTTCTAACACCTTTACCACTTGCATTTATTATTTTACGTTTACCAAAGAACGGGTGCGATTGTAATGCCTTAACAAATAAACCAATTGCTTCTACATTATCGGGCAATACAAAAAGAGTATGACGGCAAAGTTTGTCTGCTACCTTACTGTAACGCTTTGGTGGTTTCTTGAAGTTTTGTACAAGGAAGTTAATAAATTCGTTTACTCCCATTACATTTTTAAAAGCGCCGTCTTCTGTAGCAAACAATTTGCTAAATGTAAAACCTTCATCTCCTAGATACTGTTTCACTTTGTCTGGAACATTAACTAGAGCATAGTTTATGTCTGCACGTTTACGGAACTGGTCTGTTAAAAAGTCATCATTGTTTAAGTCAAGTAGTTGCTTACGTATTGTTTGTTCGTCAATGTAATCAAAGTTGTAAACATCTTCAGCACTATATCTACCACTTAGCATTGTCTTGTAAGGTGTACCACTAAGTTCGTATTTCTTTTTAAAATTTAGACTTTTCCAAAGACGCTGTGTATTGTCTGTAGTTGTAGCATAATGCTGCTCATCAAAAAATACTGTATCCCATTCTGTTGCTAGTATGTCCTTTAGTAACTGATTAGGATTATCCCAGTGTTTGTTTATAAATTGCAAACTTACAAAAACAACATCAGTACCAGTAAATTCTAATTTTTTAATTTTTTTATAGTTATGATATTTCCAACCTGAATAGTTAATGTGGTTTTCTTCGCCGCCTGGCAATAGAGCAGACCAACTATCGTTTACTCCTACTTTTGCTGTAACTACTAAGATCTTCTTTGCAGATTGTTCTCGTGCTATTTCGTAACTGATGCGGCATTTGCCTGCTCGCATAATAGCGTTAATAAGCATGTCATCAGATACTTTACTACGTTCTACAGCCCAATCAATTATGTCTTGCTGATAAGGAAAACTATCCCAATCTTCTAGTGCTTCTACACCATTTATAAGTTCGTTTAAAACAGACTTAACAACATTACATGCTTCGTTTGCTGTTTCACACTCTGGAAAATCAAACCATTCACGGTTTTTGTCATCTCTACTTTTTATGTAACCTTTACGTTGCAGAGCTTTGTGCAATACTTTGTCAGTAATATGCACAGGAACTTTACGTTCAAAAACTTTTTTTAGAGGTTCACTATTAGATGTGCCGTCTTGTTGTTCGATACGGTCATCTGCGGTAAGCATTGTTTCGCCTACTTTCAAACGTACATTAAAGACTTCACCGTCAATAGTTGCGATTGACTTTTTGCTTTGGCTCTTAGTTGTGTAGTTGTAAATTGTATGCATTAGTCTAACTGTGTCCATTTATATTTTGCAAGATCGTTTGCTTCAGCCCAACGGATAAACAAACCGGTTTCACGCCCATGAGCTTCTATTTCCCACGGATGGTCCCAGTAGTCTTTTACACACTGTCGGTTATTAGATAACCATTCGCCTTTCCAGCGATGCATACCTAAGTTTATTGATTCATATAATTCGCCTCTAGCAAACTGTTTTACATGTACCATTTCATGTGCAACAGTTTCAAGCATTCTACGCATCTTAACTTTTCTATTAATTTCTACGTCGAATTGACGTGGACGTGATGTATCAGCTTCATCAGCAGGTAATGCATACCCATATGCTGAATCTTTTCCAAAATCTTTAAGGACTATGTTTACTTCAAGAGATTTCATTCTAGGCATGAGTTTCTTGATACAAAACTCAGCCATTGACATTGCTAGTTCACGTTGACGTTCTGAGCCACCTTTGACAAAGATCATAGGAAATATCCCTCTATTTGCTTACATGTTATACAACTATTATAGCATGTAAAGTAGGGTGTGTCAACCTAAAGTCTAAAGGTAATTCTACCTTTTGAGAGATCATATGGACTCATTTCTACACGTACCATATCACCTTGGATCATTTTAATTTTGAATTGACGCATTTTACCTGAGGTATAGCAGGTAATTTCATGGTCATTCTGTAGTTTTACAGTAAACATATTATTAGGGAGAACTTTAACAATTTCTCCCTCTAATTCTATTAGGCCTTTATCCTTCGACATTTTCTTCTTTTTTAGATAATACGATTTGACCTTCTGACCATTCTACTGATAAGACATCGCCTTCTTTCCACCCCATTTTTTCTAATATTTCAGGTGGAATTGTCATATTAACATTATTAGGATCATCTGGGATGTCTGTGAAGATGTCCTCTGCTTTGAATGTAAAATTAGCTGTTTCTTCGCTCATTAAGTACTCCTTAGGTAAATATTTATATGAAGGACGAATATGTTAGTGCCTTTAGAGGCGTTGTCCAACATACGCAAAACGATACAGGATTCACGTTACCTATACACATTGAATCTTATATTGTATTGCTGTTAGCAAATTTTGTCGAGAAACCGGATTTCTTGCCAAACACTTCTTTTGCTGAAAGTTTCTTAAACAACCAAAGTCCGAAAGAACTTGCTGATACTTGTCTTTTTGTATCAGGGGTCTTTCCTGACTTTGGCTCCAAACACGGCATATCTCGCAGATATTATCAAGATATAGGTATATCATCTTATGATATAGTATCCAATACTCTTAACACTGACTTGTTTTCAGATCTATCAAAACACTTTGTATTTCTAAGCAATTTTATAGAACTGTCTACTAGAGAAACTGAAATCAAAGATTTATTCTTCTAGAAGATTATCTTCGTAACCTTCCCAAAATCCTTCTTCTTCAAGCATGTCGTCTGTATACTGTTCAGGTTTATCATGCCACTTCTTATTAAAGTATCCGACAGACGCATAGTACCCTTTGCCAGTTGTATCATTGTAATCATAGTTTGGTTCTAGTTCTACCTTGTCATACCAAACATTTTCTACAAGTTCACACAAGTTCATTTCAATTGAACTAAATGCTAATTTCTTAGGATTAAAATCTTCACCATCGGTTTCTACAAACCAACATGCAAAGCCTCCTTTTTCTCCGCTATGGAAAGCAAGAACAGGAACAACTTTATCTAGGTCTGCTTCTTCTACATGTGTAGTAGCACTTTCATAACTTTCGTCATTATGATATGCTTCTCTACCATACATATGATAAGGTTCAAATTCTACGTCATCGTCATATGCAAAGTCGTCTGAACCATCTGCTGGAACTTCTGTGTACACCCAAGTACCGTCAGCATAAGCATTGTTTTGATGTTCAAATTCATCACACTCGTACCAAGCATAAAATTCGTCTCGAGGTTTTGGTGCATCTGCTAGACCCATATCTTCATCTTCCCATTCATAACTTTGAAGAGTGTCGATAAGATCTGATTCATCTTTATCAATAAAAAATTCAACAAATTCTTTGCTGACTTCTCCAATAACAGATTCTCCACCGTACCTGCCAGCTTCAATTCTAAATCTACGTTTTGCCATAATAGGTCCTCCTTAAGACTCTGTTTGGCGCGGCTGAAGAGATTCGAACTCCTGACCCTTGGTTTCGTAGACCAATGCTCTATCCAGCTGAGCTACAGCCGCGTAATTTATTATATTATAATTGGTTTTCATCTATGTGTCAACCTTGTTTTATAAGTTTTAAAATTTCTTTTAGTAGCTCGCCGTTTCTTACAGCCAATTGTTTAACTCTATCTATTTCAGTTTCGCACTCGTTTAAAAGTTTTTTAATTTCTGCAACATCTTTTGCAATGTGTCCTTGAGTAGGATATCCCATTAGTACTCCAAGTCTGCCGCAACTATAAATCTGTCTTCTTCACAATTTAGTATTCCTGGCCTGTGCCAAGTTTCGCCAGGATAGATCATCCAATGTCCGTGTTTCCAAGGTACAAAGTATTTTCCTTCTCCTTCAACTCCATTTGGTGCAAGCTCAGTTCCTGCTGTCTCTAAATCGTTGTCTACATCTACTGGTAAGTGCAAATAGTAAACTCCACTTATAGTAGTAGTAGAAGTGTCGTGATTGTGATGATGCCACAAGATATCTCTATCTTCGGGATCTTTTAGACTAGTACGGTAACTCCAACTTTGTATATTTTTAATTTTTACTTCCTTTTCCATAAAAGCAAAACACGACCATATAAAACTCATTTTTAGATTTGTCCAATAACTTTGGGGCAAGCCAAAAATGTTTATATTGGTTTGATACTTAGGACTGTTTGTCCAGTAGTTACCTTTTGCAATAAGATGATTAATATCTTTGCACATATTAAAACGCATGTCTGGAGTAATCAAATGATTCCAGTTATAAAATTCATGAACTTTCATTAACTTCCTTTTTTACAATTACACTATCAAACGCAATACTAAATCTTGCGTTGCTACTTTCCTCACTGTGGGCAACAAAGTGCCACATCCAAGACGGAAATACTAAAAGTAAATCAGACTTAGGTGGAATGAATAATTGTTCGCTGTTAAAACTGTTAAAGTTTTTTATGTGTTCGGGTCTAATAACATGTGCTAGTTCATGGTTAGGACTTGTAAATCCTAGCGGGCTAGAATTTTCGTCAGCCTGTGGATAATAGACAGCTGAAAAGAATGCCCCTGGATGCCTATGCATCCTTGTAATTGACTGATTGCAAAAACTGTTGACCCAGAACTGTTTGATACGCTGTTCGTAATCGTCGCTAAATTCTAACTTTGTGTGTAGCTCGTCTAAGAACTGTGTAATCTTTCCTCCTAGTTCGAGGAAAACAGATTCACCTGGGTCAACAAAAATTCCGTCATTATCTTTTACTCGCTCTTTACAAAACTCTATAAGTGCTTCTCTATTTGATACACCTAATTCTTTGTAGGCGATAAAATTAGTAAAGACTGAATCAATCTGCATTAACTTGCTTTCAAGTATTCGAGTATAGCTTCTGGGGAAGTTTCACCGTATGGATCAGTTGGACAGTTATCTTCTTGTCCTGGTTCAACAAATGCTTTTTCAACTACTCCGTCGTTTACAACCATAGCATAGCGCCATGAACGATTGCCAAAGCCTAGATTGTCTTTGCATACAAGCATACCCATCTTTTCAGTAAATTCGCCTGTACCGTCTGGAATGAATTTGATCTTTTTAACTTCTTGATCAATCATCCATTTACGCATTACAAACGTATCATTAACACTGATAACATAAATGTCATCTACATTTTGTGCAATAATATCGTCATATAAATCTTCGAAACCGGGAACTTGGTAGGTTGAGCATGTTGGTGTAAATGCACCAGGTAGTGAAAACACTACAATTCTTTTACCATCAAAAATGTCTTTTGTATTGACAGTTTTCCAATCAAATGGATTTTCGTCTCCATTGTCTTTGTTAACATAAGTGATAGGGAACCCGTCTGTTCTAACTCTATACTTAAAATCAACTTCAGGTAGTTGCATACCTTCTTTCATTAATTTACTCCTAATCAAAAAAAAATGTTAGTAAGGCACTAACATTATTAATTTAGCATCATCTGTATAGTATGTCAACCATTTATGGCTAAATATTAGTATGAATGTAGATCCACAAAACATACACTCTCCTAAAATACCTGAAGATACACAAAAATGTTTATCTTGCGGGGAAGACTGTCATTGTGGTGATGTAAGCAAAACAGGATTATGTGGTAGTTGTACTCACACACTACCAGACGACGACGAGGAAGATACATAACGTAGGGCAACGTTCAAAAAAGAGGGCAACAATATGGAGTTTTTAAAATTAGTAGGCGAAGTAGGTTTTCCTATCGCAGGTGCTCTTGCATCAGGCCTATTTGTTTTTATTACACTTAGATTTATTTTAGACAGTGTTACGGGTTCTGTAAATGGTTTAAAAGGCATGATTAGTGCTTTAGATAACCGTGTGCAAACTATGAACAACGATCTAGTTAAAATAGATACACTTATGAGCTATGCACTTAGCGTAAAACCAAATGTAGATAGAATCGCCGCTAATGAAGGCAAAGAGGACGCAAGGAGAGATTAAATGTTATGGGTAGACTATAATATAGAACAGGGGTCAAACGGTAGTTTTACTATAAGAGGTGAATGGCCCGGTGAAGTTATGGGCAAAGCGCAAGATGGTTCACCAAAAGACCATTACCTTTACAAACCTGGTGATGTTTTTATAGTAAATGAAGCAGGTTGGTTAGTTAGAGTAGACCAACTTACTAGCATGGTAATAGGACACGAGCATAAGGATGAGTTCTAGTATAGTAGAAGCAATTAATCAATATGGTTTTCCAATCATTGCTGCCATGGGTCTTGGTTATTTTGTCTTTTACGTTTGGAAATGGGTTACTACTGAAATCAAACCAGTATTAGGTGAAGCTAGTAGTACATTAATTGCTCTTATTGACAGAATTCGTATGTTAGACAATGATATGATTCGTTTAACACAAAAAATTAATATGGTTTTAGAATTCAAAGAGCAATATGAAAAAATTACAGGTAAAAGTTTAGACTTAGATGTAAGCGAAATAGAAGAAATTATAGATAAGGATTATAAAAATGTTTCAACAGAGCAAGTGGAGCAAGTGGTACGAAAGCCAAAACGAAACAACAAAAACGTGGCTAGATAATCAAGCTATATGGCATGACAAAGATATGGTAATATCTGGTTGTGTTGGTTTTGTAATTGGTGTACTGTTTGGAATAGTTATTTCGTTGTCGCTATAAAGACGCCGTTCCAATCTTTAGGTAGGTCTTGAGTTTTCATATACTCGCAACGTTCTATCCACATTTTATAGTAACCTTCCATTTTAGCATCAAAGTGTCTTTTTAATCTCTCACAAATCCAAATTGCTTCATCAAACTTTTGAGCTCTATATGCTTCATGCATTCTATCATGCATTTCCTTGCTTTTAAGCTGTGCAGGTGTTCCTTTTAAATCTAGAACAGTATGTATTCCTATACCTACACTTTTTCCTTTTACAGCAAGATCATCTACTTTCAAAAAGAACCAATCTTTTTTGCACTGTTTAACTGTTGCTTCTCCAACAAGTAACAAGCATCCGTACTCTTTACATTTGGATTCAATTCTAGCCGCTGTTGAAACTGAATCTCCTAAAACATCATAAGAATGTCGCTTTGTACTACCCATTTCGCCAAGGTAACCCAAGCCGCTATTAATGCCAGCACCCATACCGATGGGAGGTCTACCTTCTTCTTTGAGCGTTTCATTAAATTTCTCCACAGCCTTTAACATGCGTAATCCTGTATCCACGGCTGTATCTGGATGATCAGGATCGTCAGTTGGTGCATTATGAACGTGCATACTTGCGTCACCGATATATTTGATAACCATACCATTTGAATCAAGTATAGGCTGTGTAATAGCGTCCATGTAGCCATTCATTATTTGTGTTAAGCCTTTTACATCATCTCCAAAACTTTCACCTAATGGTGTAAAGCCACGCAAGTCCGAAAAGCAAATACTAATCTCACGCTTCATACCGTCTTTAATAAGTGCAGGATTTTCTTGTAGCATACGCACTACAGTTGGAGATGCATATCCTGCAAATTGTTTTTTAATTGCTTGCTTTTGAAAATACTCTGATGTAAATCTATTGAATACAGCATGTAAACTTACTAGTACAAACGCTAATATAGGCATTGTTACATCTAGTAAGTATAAGTACTCTTGCCACGCATATAAAGCGCCGTACGCTAGTCCTCCTGCAACTACTAGTATAGTTATACCTACAGCCCAAAAAGGCGCAAGCGTAGCAACTACAATAGCAAGTAAACTTACTACCGCTGTTGTTGCTAATTCTGCTAGATCAGACCAAAATGGTCTTTGTATTTGGTCGCCATCTAATACAGTTTGTAGTGTTACAGCAGCAGGTATGTAATTATATTGTGGTCCTGTAGGACTTGCAATAAAGCCACCTAATCCTTCTGCTGTTAATCCTAACACAACCGTGCGACCAGCAAACTGACTATAGTCGTCACTGGCCGCACTAATCGTGTCAAACTTTTTATTCCAACGTAACCAAATTTGCCCGTTAGGATCTGTGCTGATTATAGGATATCCAGGTACCCTAACTTTTTCAACACCACCTTCATTTGCCTTTATTTGATATGAAGGTGCCTGTGTGGCAAGTCTAATTACCTCTACAGCGAGTGACGGATACGTATCTTCTCCAATACGCATAATCAAGGGTACTCGGCGTACTACACCATCCACCTCAGGTGCTGTATTTAAAACGCCCACACCCCCGGCATTTTGACCTAGTAGAGGAATAGGGCCCAACATGCCTGGCCATTCAAACAGAAATGGCAATGGGTCGCCTATTTTAGCAACTCCGCGAGGAACGGAATTTTTGTTGACAGATGTAGTTCCTGTTTGTGCAATAACTACACCATTATCTGCAAGTGCATCGGCTAATACTTCGTCTCCACCTAGTCTATCAGGTTCTGAGAAAAGTATAGGTATTACAATAATACCTGCACCTGCTTCTCGAAGCTTCCAGATTATATCTGCTAAGACATCTCGCTTCCAAGGCCATTGACCGTACTTTTCAATAGCGGCTTCGTCAATAGCAACAATGCCAATATCTTGGGAGGTAGTTGGCTGATCTGTGTTTTGAAGTAGATCAAATTGCTTCAGCCGAGCTGTTTCCACTATAGTGCTATTCCCATAGTGTAACATAAAAATTACAAGGGCCGTAATAATACTTACAGACCAATGTGTGATCCACTTGCTCATAACGTATTTATAACATAGATAATGCTATTAAAAAGCCAATGTTCAACCCAATTGAACAAGTAAATGCAAAGTCTTTCCAATAGTTATATTTTACGTATTCATATTCTTCCATTACTTTTGCCTATTAGTTTTGCTTTGAGAGCATTCATTTCTGTTTCTCTGCTTGCTCTTTCAGGTGCTGAACCCAAGTTCGTTTCCTTAATACGTGCTTCCTCGGGTTTGCGTATATTTCTGGGTGTCGAATAACGATTAAGTCGTCTGTTCTGTTCTGCAATTCTTCTTCGGATATCTCGAACTTTGGCTTCAAGATCCAAGGTATTATTTTCTCTGTCATGAGTTGCCCTTTCTGCGACTGTGTTTGTCGCGCCCATATTTCTACAAATGATTTTACACAACCATTCCCTCATGCTGTATTTATTTTATAAGATCCCTAGGAAGGCTAGCCTAAGTAGTAAGAGCCAGGTTACTACGCATACTAGTAACCATAAGTAATGTCTATAAGTTGTGTCCTTATAGTGCCACATGAATGCCCTCTATGTGTATTTATTTTAGTTGTTTCTGTTTACAATTACTGTGCAACCATTTGCGTTTGCACAATAACCAGTTATACTAAAACTATCAGCACTTGTAGTAACATTTTGAGTAAGAGTGTAGTTGTATGCTCCACCCGAGTTTGTTAAATCTATTGCGGCGCTTGCTGAGTTACTTCCTCGTTGATTTACGTCTACACTGTGTCCGTCACCTGTAAGAACTATGTCTGCCCATTTTTGTCCACCATTACCTCGTTGGTATAAATCTACTGTATTAGAATCGCCTTGTATTTCTATGAATCCGTCGTGTCCTGCCTTGCCCATCTGAATGTGTTCTACTGTATTACTGTCACCATTTACTATATTTGCTAAATGATGTGGTGATCCTCCTCCTCCGTCTCTGTTGGTGTCTGTTTGATAACTGGCTACTGTGTTTCCATCTCCAGTCACAGTCCAGTATGCTTCGTGTCCGCCAGTTTCGTCTCCGTCATAGGTGTTATCGTCGTGTATGCCTTGACGTATAGTAATATTATTGTTTGGACCTGTAGAATTTAAACTTATGTAGTTGTCTTCGCTACGTTGTTGTATTTCTAAATTAAGATTATCACCACTTTGTGTAATATAGATTTCATTTGCAAACGCAGCTTGTGTTAAAAGTATTGTAAATATTCCTAAATAATATTTCATTGGTTTTGTTGTATGTCAATCTCATTAGACCCTGCACCCACTCTATAATCTAATATTGACTCTCCTTGTTGTTCCATTGTTATTATATAACCATATTCTTGGTTTAATCTTAATTGCAAATAATTTGTTAATCCTGCATCTGATCTTGATACAAAATAGTTTGGGTCTTCTTTTTCAAATGTAATTCTAGTTTCAGGATCGTACCCAAATTTTTGTTCTGCAAAAAATTGTTCTGTTTGTATATCTAATTCATTCCTAAATAATTGAGCTAATTGTGCATTTAGTTGATCAATCATATCATGTAATAATTCGCCTAAATAGTAATCAGTACCTCGCATTAAATCAGTTACCCAAATATCTTTTATGCTATCATTTAATGCGTCTGCGTCAAGATCATCAAACTCTAAATAATCGATATCTAAAAATTCAAATTGTTCTCGTTGTTTTTTTGCTAGTTCAAGCTCTTCCTCATCATAAGGAGAACGCTTTCTTAGTATTAACAATGTGCCAATTTGTTTTTCGTCTAAATCTAGTATAAGTGGTTTTGTAGGTGCTTGATAAGAAGTTTTTATCTGTGTAGTTTGGAAGGCCTGATTCATAATAACAAAACCTGTATCACTTTCAACAGATATTTCTCCTGTTACACACACTCCATCCTCGTCACAACTAGGCAACAGTGTTACCATGGTTCCGCCAATTTCATCTACTAACATGATAAAGTCAGTTCCCCTAACACCAATAGTGGCACTAGGGGTTCTGATTTTTACATTTTGTTGATATCGTTTTGCTATCTGCCCACTTGCATAACGTACTGTTCCTAATGATGCTTTTAAACTTATAGAACCTACATTATTTGAAGGATCATATACAAATTCATCAATTAGTAATCTACTATGCTCTGTAAGATCGACTCTAGTTTCATCAACGAAATCTATTCTCATAGTTCCTTTTGCTGTAACAGCCGTATCCATACTTTGGACATTAACTCCAGTGTCACCTGGAATAACCTGATTCTCCCTTTCTAGTACACCAGAACCCTTTATTTCGCCTATTGAACCTGCATCAGGCACGGCAAAAGCCGGCAAACTAGAAAGTGCCAGTATGACAAATACTGTTCTATTAATCAGATTGCGTAATGTCAACATCTTGATTGTCGCCACTAAATGTTGCTTCAATTACATTATCACCTAAACCACTTTGAGTAATATCATAAGTACTGCCGCCGCCTGTTACATCAAGGTTAATAGTGTGACCATTAATATCGCCGTCACCATCTACATCAATTGTAAAAGTATTTCCTGTGGCTGCTAAACTTGCTGAATTATCACTTACAAGTGTAAGTGCTACACTTGCACCGTCTACGTTTGTAGTTATAGTGTTTCCATCGCCGTCAATAGTAAAGTTTGCTACTAGGTTTTGTGCATCTGCACTTTCACCAATGTAAATGTTAAATGCATTACTATCGCCGTTTGTTGTGATATTTGCTGTAACAGTTTCACAGTTTGTTCCGCTTGTTTGGTCACAAGACATATCAACTGTATTGCTGTTACCTATGAAACTCCAAGTACCAGTGTAAGTATTGCCTTTGATGTTAGCAGCTATCGTGTTAGAATCACCTTGCTGGGTAATACTAAAAGTCATGTCATCACCATCAAGGTTAACATCTGTAGTAGAGTTACCTATCTGGTTATTAGAACCATCCTGTACAATATCTAAGTCTAAGTTATCTCCAACTTGCGTTATATAGATATCGTTAGCAAAAGATGGTGCTGCTACCATTAAAAGCCCGACTATCGCTGTGCTTTTAATTATGTTTTTCATTTTTTAGCCCTCTTCTGAAACTTCCGTATCAGTTATATTTGTTTGTTCATCTGTTGTTTCAGAAGTCGTTTCTTGTACAAATTTCCATAAACCATTACGTTCGCCCTCGTAAATAAGTTCAATAACACCTTGTTCAACCGCCGCTCTCACAGCATAGTTGACTGGCTCGTTTACTGAAAATCCTGCTTCTGTTTCAACTAATCTAGTTCCCATATCAAGGAACTTGAATATGTCCGCTCCGGATCTATAGCTTGCGATTGTTTTTTCTGTCGCAATGCTCATTAACACTTTCCCTGTGCTAACGCTTACAAGACGCATTACAACAGTTACCGTATCAACACGATATTCTGTTTGTAATCCTATCCCTAGATATCTTGCGCCTGCACCTCCGACTGCCGTATTACTGTCGTAACCAACAATGCCACCCTCAAGTATTAAACCTGCAAATAACATCGGCTTTAAAGGTGTAGGTCCATTTGGAAGTTCTCTTTCATAAACTTCTCTTGTTTGCCTAATCAATTGCCTTTCTTTAATTAAATTGTCCATGCCTACACGTTCAACAACTTCAAACCATGTCGAGTTGCCAACGTCTTGTAGTGCCTTAATTACCCAAACTTCGCTTCCTTGTGTAACAGCACTACTTAAACTGGCTACCATGTCTGATGGTTTTCTCTGTCCTGTTTTATCACTAAACTGATATACAGCAATAGTAATTTTAGGCCCATCGAGGTTTGGTACGTCTTCTAATCTGTCTTGTACAGGACTATCCTGTATTTTAGGCGATGTAGCATGATCCTCCAGTATCTGTAAGGCCGGAGTCATAGCACATCCTCCTAAAAGAAGTGTTAAAAGAAATATGATGCCTGCTAGTCTCAAAAGTTAAACTCCCCTAATCCGGGAATTGTAATTTCTGTAACTGACCCATCTTCTCCAGTAATAGTAAGTGTAATACTTCCTGTTACTGTATCTTTAATCCATGAAATAGTATTACCTTCTACTTCTGCCGTACCTGTATTAGCACAGGTATCACCGCAATCGGCAAACATCGCATCGACCATCTGTTTAGATAGTGTTGCATATATTCTACTTTCTAAATTTCTAATGAATTTGTTTAGGACGGAATTTTCAAGTTCTCGTTCAATACGAGCTGCTTCTGCTTCTGCTTCTTTTCTTAGCTCTTGTTTTCTATTGTGTTGAAGTTGCTCCACACTTAAAACATGAGTAGAGTAGCCGTTACCATAATGGAAAGCAGGGTTCTTGAATTTCCAGGTTAGTTCTGTTGCACCCACTGGGGAAAATCCTATTAGTGTTCCTAAAAGTGCAAATTGAATAAGTTTTTTCATACATACTCCGTTGCGAACGCCCTCACGCTCTGTTAACATTACTACCGTATATATTTATACGGAACTATAGTAGTAATTTATCTACTTTTAGATAAAATGCCTACTTGTGCTTGTCCTTGACTACGTGAATCACTGTCTATAAGTGGTAGTGAAAAACTAAGTCTGTTTAATATTGGGTCAAGGTTGTCTACGTCGAAGTATAAACTTGCTCTTATATTTTTTTGTAGGATTAAGAAGTGTTCGTCTCCTTGTGATACACCATAGTTCTTTACAGCTAATTTTACTAGGTCTGCGGCTGTTACATTGGTTCCTAGTTTTCCTACTTTAATGGCAAGTGGTTGAGCATCAGGGGCTTTGAATATTGCAGATATAATCTTAACAGATTCATCTGGTCCTAATCCGTTTGCTTCTAAGAATTGTGCATAGTTGTTTGCATTGATTTTGTTTACTTTTGCTAGTTCTGCACCTTTTACTGGATCATTTGGAAATAGACTAGACCAAAACTCTTTGTTTCCGTGTAACATTCCAAGTGTACCTTTTGTAGGTGATAGTCTACCACCTGAACTTGTCATGCCGGCTTTGACTTCTACTGGAGTTCCGTCTACGTCAATATCGCCCTTTGCGCCTTTTAATCTAATTCTAGGACTTAGGATTGCGAGTGCAAATTCTCCTGGTCCTTTGTTGTCTTGTCTAAACGGAGCAAAGTTAAACATAGTATCAAATAGTCGTTGACTAAATGGTGTTCCTGTTAACCAATCACTCCAGCCTGACAATGGTTGCATAAGTGCCCGTGTATCGATATGATCTGCTTGTCCTAAAGTTTTAGCAAATGCAATTTTTTCTTCTACTGTTCCTTCAGTCTTATCTATTGCGTCAACTAACCCCTCAAGAAAGCCTGCACCATAGGTTTGATCATCTTCTGGTTTTGTATTTTCAGGACGTAGTGCGGCAACTATTCTACTTTCAAGGCCGCCATCGTCTGCTGACACTTTTGTACTAATGACTTTCCATAGCTCGTCAACAACCGCTGGATCTGCTTGCATCTTATCATAGATGCGTTGCATTTTCCTTACTTGATCACGATTGTTTTCTACTAATCTAAAGTCTTTAAAGCGCATGTACTCATTTCCTTATATAGAGTATTTATCTATTTTAGGAAACAACATGTCGGTGCAGAACTTTTCTACGTCTGCTTCATTGAGGCCTAGAGTTTTCATTACCCTAGGAGTGTGTGGATTCTGTTGCTGATTTTCACAGTAATAATTCTGTGCAGCTAGAGTCATATATTTGTCGCCGTAGCCCATAAAGTTAGGTACTTCTTCAAACCATGCTTGTAAATTTGCGATAGCCAAATCTATAATTTCTACAGCCTCTTCTTCAGTAGTAACATTGCCTGCAGCAATCATGCTATCTGAAAATATATTTTGTGCCCATTCAGGCAATTCTCTTTTCTTACTTGGTATGAAGTCTTTTACAGCATCACGGTACCCATCTATCATAGGATGGTTATCTCCGCCACTACTTGCTGAAAAATCATGAAAGGCTCCTGTCATTTTGCGTTTTCCTGCAATAACATCAAAGCCATATATGGGTGCATCGTTATCTAGTGTAGGAAAACAGCATACATGCATCATCCATAAGCCTTTTGATTCACGTGCATCTACAACATCTATATGTGCTCTACGTACATAGTTGTTTGCCCAAACTCTGTTTATCCATCCGTTCTCTGGTTGATTAAAATGGGCTAATCCTGGCTCTTCGATTTCAGTAGCATGTTTGTCAAATATTTCTAGTATTTGATTCTGACACTCAATCAGTCTGTTCCATATAATGCTCAATATCTAACTCCATAAGCTCTTTAAAGAGCTTTGTACTTGATTCAAAAACAAACTTTGCTTCTTCTGCCATATCATCGTTAATTTTTGATCTAATCTTTTCTTTAAGTTCATTTGTATCGCCGTCAAAGTTATACATTCTTCCTTGTCCGGGTATACGTTTACTTATTATTTGTCCGCCACTTAAATCTCCCATATGGAGAACATATATATGAGCCATTACCTTATTTGGATCAGACATTATCGTTTTCATATGTCCTAGATATTCGTTTGTACTTTCGACTATTGGCGGTGGTAGTTGATTATTCCAAAGCTCAAGATAGTCTTCATGAATAGCGTTTTTCCTGCGTATTTCAAACAAGTCATCTAGCAAGCCATGCACATTCGCAATAGCTTCTAGCACGTCATATTTTTTATGTTGATTCCAAAGGTAAGTTGCATAGAACTGTGGGTTAATTTTTCCACTCATAAGAACTTTGACAAACTCTTGTCTTTCTGCTTCTTTGTGGTGTTCCCAAGTAAGTTCTTTAATTTTTGTCATTCATCAGCTTCTTCTAACTTAATCTGTAGTGGAAATCCTTTGTTCCTACTTGCTGTAGTCGCTTCAGTTGCTTTTATTTCTGCAATTTCGTAGGAATAAATTCCAACTATTCCACTTCCTTCTGTATGTATCTGCATTGTAAGTTCTTCTGCAGATAATTGACTGTGTCTAAAGATATTTGTTAGAAGGAATACTACCCACTCCATTGGAGTTTGTTCGTCATTAAGGAACACTACTTTATACTTGCTAGGCTCTTTAATTTCCTGTGTAATTTTTTCGTCTAATTTTATATCTAAATCTACTGACATCTTTTATTCACTCCAATAAATGGGGGAGTGTAATACTCCCCCTAGACTAGTTACTTCTCGCTAACTTCGCCGTCGATAGTAAGACCGTCATTGATCTTAATTTTCTTAGGTTGTAGCTCTTCTGGAACTTCACGTTTCAAGTGAATGTTCAGCATACCTAGTTCAAGACCAGCGTTTACAACGTCAACGTGGTCAGCAAGTGTAAATTCTCTACGGAATGAACGACCGCCAATTCCTTTGTGTAGATAGTTTACATCGTCGTCCCCTTTTGGAGCTGTACCTTCAATTTTCAAAGTGTTTTTATCTTTTTCAATTGAAAGGTTGTCCATACCAAAGCCAGCAACCGCTAACGAAATCATATATTCGTCATCGTTGATCTGTGCAATGTTGTATGGGGGATACCCTTGACCTTTTGCTGAGTTTTCAAATATTCTATCCATCTCATTAAAGATGTTATCGAACCCTACAAAATGTCTGTGAATTGAGGGTAAGTCTAAGGTTGTTATTCTTGTCATAGTTTTCTCCTTTATTAAGCAAGATTTATATAAAGAGTCCCTAATGGGCACTCCACCTTTAATGTATTGGGGAGAATCAATCTCCCCTCTACACTTTTATTTATCAATTATAGTATACTATAATTTGAATTTGAAGTCAACTATAAAGAACGCAATATCTTTATCAAATGACTTATCAAAGTCTACTTCAAGATAAGGCACTACAGTAAACTTATCATTTACTTTGTATTCTACACCAGTAAATGTTTGCATGTGACTGTAACCTGCATCTTTTGTATTGTAATTATAGTTAAATTGGGGTTCAAATGTTATAAACGGTTTGAACTTTCCAACTTTATAATTGTATCCGAATTGCGGACGGTAACGTAAGACGTCATCCTTCTGCTCTCGAATTCTGTGTTCAAAACGATGATTGTACCAAAACCCATTGCTAGAGAACTGTTTTATTTGTGCTCTAAGCCAATGTTCTTGTCTATCACCTTTTTGTACGTTGCGGTACTCTACTCTATACGGAGTATCGGCAAAATCATAACGTAAAATATATTGTTGTACATCTAACCCTATGTTTTGTCTAGTTCCAAAAGTAAAGTCTCCGCTTTTTATAAAAGTATTAGTTTCTGTATGGTCAAAATCTTCTGCATGTGCAAAAGTTGAAGAACATAGCATTACTAAACTTATAATTATACTTCTCATAGTTATCTTCTCCATTAGATAACAAAGGTTAGTAATCCTGCTGTTCCACATAACATGAATGCCCAAGATCCTAATGCTTTGTAATATACCCTATAGGGTGTTCCGAAATATCGATTACCTATCATTACGCACTTGTGCGTAGGCGATAGCAAATACCCTGCGTAGTCTATAGCAAAAAACCATAAGAAATATTCCATTCCAAACAGTTGTGCTAGTAGAACAGCGAAAGCAATAAACTTTCCGCTACTACCCATTAAGAAACTTGCCGCAAAACCAATAGCAGAAATACTCAACATACCAATTAAGGTTGTTGGATCAAACGCACTGTCTGTAATTAGTGCCTTAAACTCTGCTTCGTTGGCTTTAAAATAGTTGCCTAGTACAATTACAACACCTACAACAATAAGTACTTCCCAATTAATGTAACTGAGAATTTTCTTATAATTCCAAGTTGTTGTAATTAACATATAGTACAATGCTAATAATCCAAAACTCAAGTAATAGTTGTTGAATGCAATATAACTTGCAATAGCAACAATCATAGGAAACACATTACGTGTAACCGCACTCATTTTGAACTTGGTTGGTGTAATTACTACATCATCTTCGTGTACCTGTGTCCAGATATACCAACCTATGAATAGTAATGACACAGCAAGTAGAGGCCATATCATAGCCATCCATGCACTAAATGTCAAACCAAATGCCGCAATAGGTAGGATAACTGTTTTCTCTAGCGGAGACCATAGATAATAATGGTGTGTTGCTAGATAGTCAACTATTCCCATCTTTTGGCGTCCTGGACCATCTTTAGGCGCAACAGTATCTAGCAAACCTGCTGACACTGTAACACGACCTGAGATAGGTAACACGCCGCCAATTGCGGAAAGGATAACTAGGACGAATCTATTTGAGCGGAAGACATTTCTTACGTAGGCAAAAACAGGGGCAAAGAGTTGATGCTCTTTTGCTAGTCCCGCACTGATCATAACGAAGACAATCATCCATAGGTAGCCTAA